GTCAATCAACGCCGTCTGGACAACAAAGTGATGTATCTAGTAACAAAAAGACAAGCGATAGTTTTGCAGAAATAGCAAGACAAAATAGAATAATTCAATAAATTGGAGGCATTTTAAATGGTAAAAGTAAACCCACAAACATTCAATCCAGATAATGTAATGATGCATGAGCACAAAGAAGGGGAATTGTTAAACGATTTCAATGAGCCTATTCTTTTAGATGTATTACAAAACTCTAAAATCATGCAATTAGGTAAATACCAAGATATGGGCGGTAAATCAGAGAAAAAGTTCACTTATTGGGCAGATAAACCAGGTGCTTACTGGGTAGGAGAAGGTCAAAAAATTCAAACTTCTAAACCTAGCTTACTTGAAGCATCTATGCGTTCACACAAAATAGCTGTAATTGTTTTAGCGTCACGTGAATACTTAAACTACACTTATTCTCGTTTCTTTGAAGCAATGAAACCTCAAATTGCAGAACAATTCTACAAAAAGTTTGATGAAGCCGGTTTATTAAACATTGATAACCCGTTCAAACAATCCGTTGAACAATCAGCTGTTTCTTCTAAAAATGTTGTGAATGGTGATATTAACTTAGATAACGTATTAGCATTAGAGGACACTTTATTGGAACACGATGTTGAACCTAACGCTTTCTTATCTAAAACTCAAAACCGTACTGCGTTACGTGGAGTTCGCGATAAAGATACTAAAGAAAGCTACTATGACCGTGCAAGCAACACTTTAGATGGATTACCTGTAGTTGACCTTAAATCAGACAATTTCAAAAAAGGCGACTTATACGCTGGAGATTTCAACAAAGTATTCTACGGCATCCCTTACAACTTGTCTTATAAAATTTCAGAAGATGGTCAATTATCAACTGTTCAAAATGCTGATGGTTCTCCAGTCAACCTATTCGAGCAAGAATTGATTGCATTACGTGTAACTATGGACGTTGCGTTCCATATTGCAGACGACAAAGCGTTTGCTAAGTTGACTGCTAGCAGTGCTTCAAGTGGAAATACAGAAACAGTTTAATTAATCGAGGAGGTCTAACTTATGGCTTATTCTTATAAAGTTGTACGCGACTTCATTAATAAAGAAGATCAGAAAGAATATAAAGTAGGAGACGAATTCCCTACTGATATTACTTCTAAGCGTATTGATGAATTATTTCATAAGCAAAACGTATATAACAAGCAATACATCGCTTTAGATGTAGATGCTAAAGCAACAAAAGCTGAATTGTTGGAAATAGCTGAAAAACATAATGTAGATGTATCAAAAGACGATACGAAAGCGGTAATTCTTAAAGCATTGGAGGGATAACATGGCAGTATTAGAAAATGTCAAAAAGTTACTCTCTATCAATGATGATAAGCAAGATGAACTACTCGAAATAATCATAAGTAACACTGAAAAGCGTTTGATTAGCTTACTTCCAGTAGATATTGAACAAGTTCCAGATAGATTGGAATACATTGTCGAAGAAGTGGCAGTCAAGCGCTTTAATCGTGTTGGCGCTGAAGGTATGACACAAGAAAGTGTTGATGGTCGTTCAAATACATTCCAAAACAATGATTTTGACGAATATTTGGATGTCATTAACGCTTTGTCTCCTAAAAATACAATTAAACGTGGTAGAGGTGTATTCTATTGAGATATAATAAGCGCGTTTCATTTTCTAAGGAGACAAAAGGCAGTTACAACCCTAAAACAAGTAAGTACGATGTTAAGGAGAAAGTTTTTGATATAGTCCCTTGTAACATTTCTCCTTTGTCCCCACAACGTACAAGCCTAGAATATGGAGACGTAACAAAGCAAATCAATGTCATTCGTTTAAATGGTCATTTTGAGCCACAAGTTACACGTGCTTATATCAAAGGTGTAAAACACATTATCACTAAACGTATCGATTATGAACATGACACTGTATTCTACGTTGAGGAGGTTAGTTGATGGCTAGCGATATTGACGCTCTAATCAGCAGACTAGAGTACATGCACGACAACATCGATGACGATGTAGATGAAGTTCTAAAAAAAAACGCTGGAGAATTTGCTAAAGATACTGTTGTAAGTGCTAAGTCAGTTATGAACAAAGGTTACTGGACAGGAAACCTAGCGCGCATGATTAGAGATACTAAAGAAGGCAACATGAAGTATGCTGTGACCTCTAACGCTGGGTATTCGGGAAATGGAATCCCGCCTATGTTGGTAACAGCATAGTGAACAACCGGGCAATATCGGGGGAACTCTTTAATTTATTAGTGTTTTTTGAAGTTGGTACATGGTATAATATACCTAAGAGGTGATACCATGATTAAAAGAGATGAAAAAGGAAATATTGTCGATAACCCTAGAATTAAAGATAAAACAGGGCAAAGATACGGTAGATTGGTAGTTAAAGAAATAGATTTAAATAAGGCATCGCGAAAAACATTTTGGATATGCGAATGTGATTGTGGAAACATTGTTTCAATTAGAAGTGATACATTAGGTTCAACAAATTCATGTGGTTGTTTAAAGAAAGAACAAGATTTTAAGAATTTACACTTAAAAAACAAGCAACTTCATGGTTTGACAAAGCACCCAGCATATTCACGTTGGCGCGCTATGATGCAACGTTGTTACAATCCTAAATCTGAAAGGTATTTTAGATATGGTGGACGTGGTATCAAAGTTTGTGATGAATGGCATGATGTTGAAACATTCATAAAATGGGCTGAAGAAAATGGTTTCTCAGAAGAATTAAGCATAGAGAGAATAGATTTAAATGGTAATTATGAGCCTAGTAATTGCAAATGGATACCTTTAGAAGAACAACGGTGGAATACTTCTTATAATGTTTGGCACGAATATAGAGGTTTAAGATTAACTACTATGCAATGGGCTAGAAGATTGAACATTCCAAGACATGAAGTCTGGAGTTATCGCTCAAAGAATATTCCTTTTACTGATATCATCGAAAAATACTGGAAAGACAATCCCGAGATAACTGACTAGATTGCGAAAGGCTAGTCAGCATCGTAGAGCATACCAGATGAATAAATATAATTCTGGCAAGAGTGCCCGGCAACCAATAATGGTTGTCTTTTTTATTGGTTGAAAAGATATGCCGAACTTACTGGTGACAGTAAGAAGTAGTGGATAAAAAGCCACTACGATAACAAAAAGATTCCTAGAATACGGTACACGCTACATGGCTCCTGAAACTTTTATGTTCCCTGTTTATGAAAGATACACTCGAAAAGTCAGAGAGGACCTCGAAAGATTAGTAAACGGTAAAACGGGGGGCATGTAATGAAACAATCAGCTAAACTTCAACTATTCAACTACTTATATGAAAAATTTAGTGAACTTGGTGTCCCTGTAATTGAAACTAAAGAACTTAACCAAGAGCTTGAATATCCTTTTATTGCTATTCAAACTACTACAGATAGCATGAACTTGTTAACTTTTGACAGTTTTGGAGGTAACCCTACCGCCATCGTTCATCTGTGGGGGTTGGATATTGATAAAAGTGCTAATGACAATTTGCTGATGCAAGTTCAAAACATTATATTAGATGATATCAAGCTTGAAGGTTTCAGCTTATTCAATCCGCAGTTAGACATCAATGAATCTATTGAAATTGAAGATAATCAAGCATTATCGCATGTAACTATAAATATCGAGTATACAAGTCATTAATTGGCTTGTTTTTTTATATAATTTTTTAGGAGGGCAAAACCTATGGCAATTAAACAAGGTACTGATGAGTTAGTCTTGATTCGTAAGGCTGGCGATAAAAAAGATGCAAATAAAGTAATGTGGGTAACAGAATTAGAACGCGAAACTGAAAAAGATAGAGATACAGAAGCTACTGTTGATGGTCCTGTTAACTCTGGAGGTACTTTAGAGTCTACCGTAACTATCACTTGCTACATGAACCAAGACGACACTTTATGTGATGAAATTGAAGATGCTACCGAAGAAGATACCCCTTATGAATTATGGGTAATTAACAAAAAAGTGAAAAATTCGGAAGGTAAATACAAAGCTGAATATCGTCAAGGTTATTGGAATAGTATTGACCGTACAAATGACGCTGATGATATCGCTGAATTCGAAACAGAATTTGGTGTATATCTTAAAAAGAAACGTGGATGGGCTACTTTACCAGAACAAATCGAGAAAAACAAAGCGGCTTATGGATTCCACGATACTATTGCCGCAGATCCTGCGAACGATGGTCTTGCGTCAGAAGATATCCCACAACCTAACCAACCTAGCACAGTAGAAAGTGTATAACAACGAGGGCCTCAAAGCCCTCTTTTCTTTTTGACTAATAAAATAAAGCGAGGTAATTAAAAATATGGAAATCAAATTTAACGGTAAAACAATCGAATTATCATTTGGATTAAAGTTTTTAAACATCATTGATAAAGAAATGGGCATGGAAGCAGAACAAGTTAACTTTGGTAAAGGTACAGAAATGTTAGTACCTGCATTAGAAAGCCACAGTGTAGTAGATGTTGCTAAAGTGATTAAAGCTGCAACTGCACAAGAAAAAGGAGCACCTAAAACAGAAGAAGATTTAGAAGCTGTTGTTGAAGATGTTATTGAAAATACAGGACTTGAAGAATTTTGTAACCAAGTTATCGAGGAACTGGGAAAGCGTGTTTTAACCCAAAACCTCGTTCCGAAAAAATACAAAAAGAACAGCAAGAAGTAGAGGAAGAAGTATTAACGTTTGATCGTATTGTTATCTTATGCATGAGTAAGCTCAAAATCTATGATTTAGATGTTATAGAGCGAATGACACTTAGAGAATTCAACTATCGTATGTATGCATTAGAGTATGAGCAACTAGATAAAGATATGGATATGTACAAACTCGCTTTTGCTATTAGAGACGCAGCTGCAGAGAAAAAGAAACGTGGCGGTAAAAAAGGCGAGACAGAATATCGTTTCAAAAGTGCAGACGATATCATGCATTATCAAGAAAACATTCAACGATTAAACAAAGGTGAACCTGTCAAATTCGCTTCAGAAGCCAAATTTGAGGAAAACAAACCACCAAAAGACTTACTACAACAAATTGCAGAATTAAATAAATAAGGAGGTGGGAACACGTGGCAGAAGCTAATTACAGTATTAAGGCGACAATAGAAGCTAACGCTAAGAAATTTAAAAGTGCTATACAGGCAGCTAAAAACAGTGCAGAACGCTTTAAGAGTACTATGGATAAAATCAAAGACAACGAAATTGATGCAGATGCATCAGGTGTAACTAGTGCAGTAAACAAAGCTAAAAAAGAAATAGAATCATTTAATAACACTCGTGCAGAAGCTGACCTTGATATAGATATTGACGAAGTTAAAAGCAAAGTACAAATAGCTGAAGAATATGTACGCAAATTCGATGCTTACAGAGGCGACGCAGAGTTAGACGCTAATGTAGCGAGTGCGAAAGCTAATATTGAAGAAGCACAAGCATATTTAGAACGTTTCGACGGATCAAATGCTAATGCGCATGCTGATGTTGACGCAAGAAGAGCTATATCAACGTTATCTAAGCTACAGATTGATTTAGATATGTTTGACGGAAATTCTTATAGTGCTCATTTAGATGCAGATGCAACTAAAGCACGTGTCGCTATAGCAGAAGCTAAAAAGTCGCTTAATAGCTTTGCGAGACAAAAAGCAAAAGCTACTGTCGAAGTTAACGAAGGCGCTGCTGTGTCTAAGATTTTAGCGCTTAAAGCAATGTTACGTTCAATTCCTAATCGAATACACACTAGGATAGATGTTGATTCAGATAAAGCACAAGGTGCATTTAGAGCAATGGTAGCTGGTATTGATAGTTCTATGAACTCATGGAATGCTTTAGCTACACGTATCAGAACAATTGGTACCGTAATTTCTAACACGATAAAGGGTTCTTTAATTTCCAATATAACGTTGGTAGTTCCTATCATTGCTTCGATGGTTCCTGCATTATTTGCTGTTCTTAATGCTATCGGGGTTGTAGCTGGTGGAGCTGCAGGATTAGCGGCTGCATTTGGTGTTGCTGCAGGTGGAGTTATGGGAT